CCGATTGATAATATGTCTTCTTAGCAAACTCAATTGTGTCTCCGTTAAGAGAAACAACGGATTTCATTAAATTAATCTCTAAACCAATCCCTTTCATAATTGATAGGTATTGGATAGACACTAATTCATCGAAAATTACGATGTCATCTCCTAGCAGTTCATAGCCGTCAAATCAATCTTCCCTTATAGGGTAAGCTTGTTTGTACGCTAATTGAACAAGAGCATGATGAGTTATTGCTAACATGGCTCATGAACTAAGAGCTCCCATCGGTTGACCGACTGTGTATTTTACACAGTGGTCACCGTATGGTTTTGACCTTAGTTCATACTCCCGACCAACTAATAGATTAGCTCAATGAGTTCCAAAATCATCTTTAAATATAATATTTAAAATATGACTTTGAAGACTTATTGGTAATCTATCAGTTGCTGCAGACAAATCATAACCAAAGCATTTTCCATAAGCTTTCGCTTTAGAAACTGCTCGATGTACAGATGATCATTGATCAAAAGTACCATCATTTGGTAGTGATTTAAGGAAAGAGAAAGTAGCATTATGGAGGGATTTAAGAACATTTTGTGTTCATATATCCACCATAGCAAACACTCTCACTTTCCCTGCAGGCTCATCCTTTGTACAGAGGTATCCTTTAAGAGGGCCACTATCAACAATGTTGGTAGTAGCCATAATCTCAAAGAGTATCTGTAAATGATTTCCGAAACCTCTTTTTAAAAGAATCATAAATGAGTCTTTTAAAGGAGAATTTCAGATTCTACCTGCGTTGGTTCTTAACTCCACTCAAGAAATCTTTTCGATTCCTGGGTTGGAGCTAGTCTCTAACAAGGCAAGATCATCTACAGGACTATAATATTTAGAGAAGTTAAAATGCCTATAGACTATATTAGTTAAGGCTAATTTAACAAACTCCAAATATTGGACGTCCCCTGTAAAGGGATCAGTTATCGTCGAAAGCTTCAATTGTTTAGGGCAGTCTAAGATTCTATAAACGCTAAAAAGTGTTAAATAAAATCTTATAACTGATGTATTATTACTTCGAATTAGCTTCCGATCACTTAAGTTAATAAACTTCGGTAATCCAGAAGCTAAACGAGGATATACACCTGGACCTAGTATCTCTTTTAATGAAGATACAGGCGTTCCAGCAATAAACTTTTGAATAGCTAGGTGACTTCGTTTAAGATAGTTTACCACATGCTTTGAACCATGACATTGTTTCATTTTTCAAACATGTGATAGAAAATTCTTAAATATCACTAGACGTAAAGGGGACCCTTTATTCTTGAAACACGCGTGGATTAACTTTCCACTATGTTTCGAGAATATAGACAGTAAATCTCCAAGACTGGAGATTTTGTCTAAGTTTACCATTGCACCCTTATCCTCCATACTTTTAAGGTAATCAAAGATGTTAAATTTTAAATTTTTCATTTTTATTATTCTTAAAAGAATGACGGTTTGGCCCACCATGGGTTTCTCTACTAGGAATATTACTATATTAGATTAACTTCTAATAGAGCGAAATATTCAATCAGACCAAAATCTGATCTAGAGATTACGCATAGTGCATAAGCCAATACCTCTTCGGGGTTCTTTATCCTAAAGCAGCAGTTAAACTGTTTGTCTTTCGGAATACGGAACATCGTAGGAGTTACCGGGGAATTTGTGTTATTCTTTCACAAGATCACCAGGCATCAAGGTACCACCTTTTCGTCTGATGACAAGAAGTTAAAGTTGTTACACTTTAACCTCTTGGTCGTCTAACGAGAAGACTGGGCTTCTTATATAAATAGAAGATAACTTCGAAAGAAGTCTTCTATTAATAGAAGAGAGCGCTCAATCTCCGGATTGAGTCCTCTACACCTCATTTACATGAGGTCGAGTAATCACTGTATCCAACAGTGATTCTCAACGGCTTAGCC